ATGAGCATCACCCATAACTTCCCAATAATTTTTTTCATTAACATCTGTTAATGCTTCAAATAATATTTCTTTACTATCTGACATAACCTTTCCTTTCTATAAAAGTTTATTTAATTAAATATAACAAGGGAATAGCAGAACACAATATTATTGTGCTCTGCCTGATAAGTTAAGCTTTAGCATACTCCAAAGCTTTTGTTAGAGCCTTACGTTTGGTTATCGCACTATTACCAAACCAAGCAGACATAAGCCTATTGTCTTGAGAGCTAGACTTTTTCTGGTGGTCCATAACATATGTCATGCCGTTGAGTGCTCCCCACCAAGTACCTTTAGCAGATGCTAATGTAGCTCCAGGACTAAGTTCAATGGCTTGACGTACTAGTTCTGAAGTATTAGTAAACTGCTCATGCAGAGGTGGTTGGTCAATGCCGTCAGCTTTTGCCCTTTCAATAAGTAACTTGGGCTGAAGCATCTCAGCGATGTAGTTGTCTATATGTTCTTGCTTGGCTCGCTTACTAGCAAGAAACTCAGACTGCTCTTGGAACGTTTTCATTTGCTCACCAGAGATACCCAACGCTTGTTCTGCTGACTGCATAATTTCTTCATCAAACATTTGTAAATGTAAAACTCTAAACTTACCAGTCATGCCTTCTTGGTTGAGGGCTAGGGTTATCGTGTTGTTACAAACAACCCTGATAGGTGTAAACATAATAGTCATGGCAGAACCTACTTTGTGACTGTTAGCCATAAGTAAGTAGCCCTCTATTTCATCACCTCCTGCTAATTTAAAACCTTTTTTAATTTTAGCAAGACCCCAAACACGTTCGCCATCAGATAAACTTCCTGCAGTATCCATTTCCATGTGTCCTGCCTCAGTAAACTTTTTGAAAAACGACATTGTTTCTTGGTTTTGGAAAGGTACAAAAGCCTCCCCACAGTGTGACAGTACCCTATTGTCTGTATCGCGAACAATAGCATAATGCTTTTCTGCTTTTAACATATTTGCTTCACCACGAGGGTCGTTTAAGTCCCAAGTATTTGGTTTGTCAGCAAAGTATAGTGGACGTTTGGAAACTGTCCAGTCAAGCTGAGCGGCGACTAACATTTCATCTGGTGTTAAATTACCGTCAACTTTATTACCTAGCCCATGCCAAGGGACTTTCCCTGCATAAGCCATCGTTTCAACCATGTGTGCCATAATATACCTCCTTTACACTACATCGTTATTGGCTATATCAAAGCTTGGGAGTGCCTCATACTCCTTAAAGCTAATATCTAGCCATAGTTGGTCGCCCTTGTGTGTTGCAAAACAAACACGCATCTCCACATCATTGTGGGGTAGCGTCATTGTTACTGGATAACGCACAAGGTCGGTTTTGTCCTCACCTTTAAACCCTAGTTCTTCAAGGGTGTTAGGTAGGCTTTCAACATACTTAGGTTTCAATGTTCTGTTAGACTTACGCCTAATAGCCCTATTGTTGAGTTCTCTAAGTTTGCCTTTATTTATATATAACTGCGACATTATAAACCTTTCTGCTAATGGTTAAGTTATGCTTATATAATATAGTGGGATACAAAGTAGTAAATCGTCAATTACTCTATTTGAGCATTTAGTTTGGTATTGAGTATCCCTGAGAATACATGGGTTGTATCAAGTGTAGATTTTTTATTGCTCTAGTTAAACCAACGTAAAAGACACGAGCTTCATCATAGTGTGCATTATCAAACCTTCGCCACATAGAATATGAACGCTTCATAGTATCTGTCAACATTAATACATTTGTAGCCTGAGCTCCTTTGGAAGAATGAATAGTAGAGATCCTTATGCGAGGAACAGCAGTTAATGATTCACCTTTACGAAGACATGCTTTGATATATCGTCGGTCAGACTCAGCAATCTTACCAAGCCCTTCATCCCATGGAAGATTATGTAGTAATCCGTGAAAGTCTTGTAATTCTTGTAATGAATATAGCTCTCCATCCGTCGCTTTAGGTAAAGTCTTATGTCCATATTCTACTTGTTGTCCAAGTATCATCTGCTTATAGATAATCCGCACATGCTCTGCTCGTAAACGTTCACCAGAACGTAACTTTTCCCACAATCGGACTGCTTCTAATACTTTATGGTCAATCGAACTACTACCATTATAGATATATAAATGACCACGCCTTCGCACCTCTTCCTCTAATTGTTTTGCCCCACGAGTTGTTCTACTCAATAGTAACCAATCCCCTTGTGATATATCTACCATTTCAGAGTGGCGATACCAATTTACTGTACCTTCTTCTGCTCTAGGAAAAAACTCTTTCTTACGTCTACCAACAACTGTGCTGATAACACTTTGACTTAACTTATGGTGTAAAGAAGGTATCCTAAAGCTTTGATTTAAAACAGTAACTTCGCCCTCTAAACCTATAAAATAATCTACATCTGCTCCTGCATACCTAAATATAGCTTGGTCATCATCTCCTGCTACATATATCTGCTTTGTATTTTGTTGTAGCTGATGCACCATCTCCCATTGTAGAGGCGATAAATCTTGTGCTTCATCTATAAACACAGCTTCTAACTTTGGAGATAACTTCCTTTTGCAAAAGTATTCTAACATATCTGTATAATCATAGAGTTCATGTGTTCGTTTCCAAAGCTCTAACCCTCTGTTAACATAATCCACCCTAGCCCAATCTGTTCGTAATGGAACAGTTGAAGCATTGTAGACGGAACGCAAAGGTTGTTGCAATATCCTAGACATATTAATAATCTCTAAAAACTTATCGCCATAACCGTAATCTTTAAATGGACTATCCGCCATGTCGGACTGACCATAAAAATTACCTATCTTTAACCAATCCGATATTTCTTTATATTTATGTTGTGTCATTATTTGAGTATGACTTATACCTATCTGCATAAACGCTAGGCTATGAAGTGTTCTAAAAAAAGGTAAGTCTCTTTTTACTAACCTAAATTTTTCACATGCTCTTTCTATAGCTTCATTCGCCGCTCTTCTTGTAAAAGCAAAGTAACCGATTTTATCAGGGGCTACACCAGACTCAATGTATTGTTCTACTAATGAAAGTAGTTTAGTTGTTTTCCCAGTTCCAGGAGGACCAACTACAACCTTCATTAAATTACATCTTTTTGTTTAGGAATCTCTGGTAAGTCCATAGGTTCATTATCACTTTCAAAATATTCTTGTGGCAGTGACCACACATGTATTCCTTTTCCTTTTACTCGCCAGAACATTTTATCAGCTTCTATATTCTGCAGTCGTAAAGTAATCTTTGATGAAGAGTAATGATTGAAGTCGTTTACTGTAAGGTGCTTTTTTATATCCTTGACTTGGAAATAAACTAGTCCATCCATCCATACTGCAACTCCTTGTAAAATATCATCACGCTCCACACCCCTTGCTCGTTCACTACAAAAGGAATGCAATAAATCTTCAAACTCGCCCTTTATTGTAGCATCAGGTGGGACTTCTACAATAGTTAAACTGTCTAATAATAATTGTATTCTTGTCTGCCAAGCATTTTGACTCACAGTTCTTGGGAGTTTATTTATCTGTGATACACAATCTTTTTGGAAACGAGTTTGTGATATCAATCCATCTGTACTTAATTCTAACCTTTGTCCATCCACATTTAGAATCCAGATTGGTGGGTCACCATCTATTTTTGTAAGAGCAGACATATTGTTTTGAACACCATTTGGACCAACACCGTGTTTTCTCGTTACGCATACTTCTTTATTACAAAACGGTTTTATCGGTTGGTCTTCGCATTTATAAAAGTAATCTTTCCGTTGCAACTGTTTGATTACTGCTCCAACTTCAGCATGTGAAAGTGAGGGTTTTAAGTAGTCAAGGTTATATTTTTGTATCAAAGCCTCCCAATTATCAGCATCAAACATTCTTGAGTAAACACCTAAATTAAACAAAGCATTGTTTCTTGAACCTTCCCCAAAGCCCATACTACATAAGTGTTGAAGGCATGGTGGACCATCGGGTAAGTAACTGTCTTGACTAGCATTTATCTTATAATCAGAAAATTGTTGCTTGGTTATTTTGTATTGAGTGGCTTTTTTAACAAACTCTTGTGAGTTTATTATTTCAATTGTTTTTAAATCATATACAGAGCGAGTACTCATATTACCTTTAAAGTAAGGCATGTTCAAAGCGTTTCCAGTATCTCCCCTCTCCACTAATATTTCTGACTGTTTAGGGAATACTTCACCTTCGGCTTGACCTAAACCAGAAGCTATCTCTGCTAACTTATTTTTAACAGTAGAGGCTTTTATGGGTTCTTTAAAAAAGAAATATATATGAGCACCGCCAGATTTACTTCGTGCTACCCATCCAACTATTTTTGCTTTGCGTAATTTTTCTACTAATTCTTTATGATTAACTTGGTAGTTATCAACATCTATTGCACCCCATAAACAAGTATTATCATCCATAATGGGTATCACACCCAACCCTTGTTTGCCTTTTAAATGTTCTTCCCATTGTTTTACTTCAGGGGGTTTTTTAATAATCTTATAAACCCCAGTCTTTTTACCACTAGCATTGTCATCAAGATCAACAACACCATAAGCTCTTTTATTGCCTTCAAATAATTTGAAAAACTGTTCTGCTAATTCCATAATCCCTCCTAAAATGAAGCCCTAACAAACAGAAACAAGGAGGTGCTAGGGCTTCAACCTAATATATAAACTCAAACAACAATATTAGGTGTTCTTAGAAAGGATCACTATCGTCAGCACTAGCTTGAGTTTTTGGTGCCTCTTTTATTGGTGGAGTATCTGTTGGAGATTCCGGTGCTACCTCTTTTACATCAACTTCTCCTGCTTTAACAGAATTAGAAAAGGCTACTGCATTTTCAAACAAACCTTTTTCAAAAGCATCAGATAAATCAATTTGCCTTTCTTTAGCAATAACCCAACCATGCCACTTACCTTTATCGTTTTGCTCAGGCACAGTTGTTAGCCTATAAACTTGTGACATCATTGGTAAAGTATATGGACCGTTTTTTCCCATAGCAGTCATAGCATTCATTTGTGATAACCAACGCCTTGACTTTTTTAGTTGTGTACTAGACATTGTAATTAAACTTCTGCTATAAGAATCACCTTCAATTAGTACAACAAAATGTTGAGCGGTGTTTGTGAGTAAGTTACCATTTGGTAATACTTCATCGTTATTATCATTGCGTGATGCAGTTGCAACAATAGGGTCTTCAGGTAAATAGCTACCTACATAACCACCACCTTGATCTCTTGGCTTCCACTCAACATAACGCCTATTATAATAACAAGGCACGACTAATACACCATCTTTACCAGATGTTACTGTATTCGTTACTGTATTATAAATCATACCACCTTTAGCACCTTCAACATAAGCACCTTCGTTTTCATCAACTTGTGGGCTTTGTGCTCCAAGTATCCTTAAAAAAGGTATAGACATATCTTCCGTTGTAGTTTCGGCAAAGCCTAGACCAGACATTTCTTCAAATGAAGCGTTGACAAGTGCTCCTTCTTGTTTCTTGACTACTTCAGCCATTTACTTTCTCCTTATTTTAGTTTGTAAACCTAAAAATACACCAAATAAATCATGAGGTATATTTTCACCTTTTCCAGTTTGTTCTTTAACAAACGACTTTAATGTTTGAGGTTCTACCCAAACCTTATTTGTATAGACAAAACCCCTTTCTGCTAACTCTGAAGAAAAGTCTTTTGCCAAGTTATCTTCGTTCCTGCCAAATTGTGCAGTAACATGATTTTTTATCAAACTTCCAAAGCCATTTGACACTAACCATTCATGAGCATCTTTACGGTTAGCTTCTGAAATGTGTGCTGAAACAAAGTCGGAGACTGTTATTTCATGACCATCCTCTGTTTGCAAAGTTTTTAAATTATTTTCCTGCATAGCAGAGGGTAATAAATCTTGAGATATTTCCCTTAAAAACTTTTCTGTTTCTTTTAACTCTGCTTTGAGGGTTTTTACTCTATCCTCAAGTTCAAGTTGTTTTTTGCATAAGGCACTAACAGAACTTAGCCCCTTTTCACTTACTTTAGTAAGTTCGTTTGCAGTTGATTCAAAATCCATTTAAACCTCCTTATCATAGATGTCAACCGTTATGGGATAATACTCTTCATCTTGCCTATCCCACTTTAGTATATTAAGTTTGCCTACATTATTAGACATGGCAACGGCACAAGAGATGCCAATAATCACGGGATCCCCTGATAGTAACAAATAATCACTGTCTTTAAAATTACGGAGTAACCTATTTATCCGCCTAACTGTTGGTTGTGCTGATAAGGCTACTTGTTCCTTTGCTGGAATTAATATTTGCAAATCACCATACTCAGAGGCTTTTGTAATATCTCTTCCTGGAACTTCCTGCGTTATAAAAACCGTCATACTTTCTCCTATGCCGTTGTTACTAATACCTCACAGCCTTTGCCTAGGAGCTTGGTGTTTTTGGTATTAGCAACTATTAAATATATACTTTTATATATAGTAGTAAAACTAAATTTAGTCCAAATGATAAATCAGATATTTAAATATCTGATATCGATATATTTTCCGTCCCGCGAAAGATATCATGCAGACAACAAAAGGTTTAAGTTTTTAAAAAAGTTTGTATATAGTAAAGTCAGAAAGTTAAGGTAATGAAATATAAATTTAAGATGCCTCCGTATGAGCACCAACTGACTGCTCTAAGGAAAGGTTGGAACTTAGATGAGTTTGCATATTTTATGGATATGGGAACGGGTAAGTCTAAAGTTTTGATAGATAATTTTAGCGTGTTGTATGACAAAGGTCGTATTACTGCTGTTTTGATTATTGCACCCAAAGGTGTATATAGAAACTGGTCTCGTAATGAAATACCAACTCATATGCCAGAACATGTACTACATGATATTTGTGTATGGCAACCTAATCACACACAAAAGTTTCTGCACACTTGGAACAAAATGTTTGCACAAGACTATAATTTAAAAATATTTTTAATGAATATAGAAGCTTTTAGCACACGCAAAGGTGTAGAAGTAGCTGAAAAGTTTTTATTAGGTCATAGTAGCTTAATGGCTATAGATGAAAGCACCACTATAAAAAGTAAGAATGCTAAACGCACCAAGTCTATAGTGAAACTTGGGAAGTTAGCCAAGTACCGTAGAATAATGACTGGTAGTCCAATAACAAAAAGCCCTATGGATTTATATACTCAGTGTGAGTTTTTAAACCCTGAACTATTAGGTCATAAAAGTTTTTTCAGTTTTCAGTATGAATACGCAATTATAAAAAGACGTAATTTAGGTTCGTACAGTTTTAATCAAATAGTGGGCTATAAAAATTTAAAGGAGTTAAATGGTTTGTTAGATAATTTTAGTTTTAGAGTACGCAAACAAGATTGTTTGGATTTACCAGATAAAGTTTACACCAAACGAGTAGTTGAACTTACACCTGAACAAGCTAAAATGTATAATGATTTAAAAAAGATAGCACTTGGTATATGTGAAGAAGGAACAGTTACACCTACCACAATATTGACACAATTACTTCGGTTACAACAAGTTTGTTCCGGACATGTAAAACTAGATGATGGAACACTAAAAACATTTCCCTCTGCTAAAATAAAAGAACTAGAATCGGTTGTGGAGGAAATAGATGGCAAGGCTATTATATGGGCGAACTTCACACATGACATTGAAAGTATAGAACAACTGTTACAAAAAATGTATGGTGATGACAGTGTTGTTTCTTACTATGGAGCAACTAGTGTTGACCAAAGGGATTATGCTATGTCATCTTTTCAAAACCCAGATAGTCCAGTAAGGTTTTTTGTAGGGCAACCAAGAACTGGAGGTTATGGTTTAACACTTACTCAAGCATCTACAGTTATATATTATAGTAACAGTTACGATTTAGAGGTTAGGTTACAAAGTGAAGACCGAGCACATCGTATTGGACAAGTTAATAAAGTTACATATATTGATATAATTGCAGATAAAACTGTTGACGAAAAAGTGTTACAAGCCTTAAGAAGTAAAATTGACATAGCAAGTGTTGTTTTACAAGAAAATGTTACAGATTGGATAGTTTAGCCAAAAAATGACTGCGTATAAGCTCGATACAGTCATGAGAGCAAGGGTGGGTGGTATGTTTATACCCTATAATTACTTCCCATTCTTACTCATGTAGGCAGTAGTCCCCATATAAGTTCCTACTATTCCAGCACCAGAAATATAAAATAAATTGCTAATATCTGCTAAAGCTTCAACTCTTTCAATAGGTATGACAAACATAGCAAGAGTAAACACTCCCATGCCGATTAATGTGTATCTTGCCATGCGTAATTGTGCTAGATTTTTTCTTAATTTAGTTTCTGTTTCTTTAATATCTTTCATATTACTAAGTTCATCGTCGGAGACTACACCATCACCATCAATATCATATTCAGCATACTTAGACTTTTTTTGTAATTGTTTTTGTTTCATTTGGCTATTCCTCTTAAACTTTCCATGACCTGATCAATATTGGGTTCTTTACCATTTGGATTGAGTTTACATTTATATTTGCGTGGACAACCAACGGCTATGTCTGTAAACTCTAACTCATATGTTTTTTGAGCACCAATATAAATACAAGCCATCTTATCTTTATATACTTTTTGTTTCATTAATCTACAAGTAGTCATGATGGGTAGTATAATTTCACCACGTTGAATTTTTTGTTGCCTAGTATAATCTTTTGATTGGTACTCATAACCAAAAGCTTTAAACGCTAAGACTATAGATATACCTATTACTGCTAAAACACAGAAGATAATACCCATAGTTTGTAATGTATCTATTATTTCTTTTTGTTGCTGTCGCTTTTCTACCTTTTGCAGTCTCTCAGCTTCTTTTGCTTCATTTATTCTATTTGCTCTTTCTGCTATTATTTGATCCCATGCCGTTGGTCCAAACCTTAAATTAATTATATTTTTAAGTTCTTGACGTTTTTCTTCTAATAACTTTCTATCTATAAAATCATTAGCTGTTGACTCAATACCAAATTGTTCCTTTATACCAACCGTTCCAG